AAGCAGACATGCTTCTCAGGCTTGAGGTAGACAGAATCGTTGCAAAATTAAGCAAAGAGGTTCCGTATTGGCAGCAGATGAGCGATGAGCAAATGTCTGCCCTTATTTCATTTGCATACAATCTTGGATCTGGCTTTTACGGCGCAAACAACTTTGAAACAATTACAAGTTGTTTAAAAAATAAAAAATGGCTAGAAGTGCCCGCTGCATTTGAGCTTTATAGAAATCCAGGGACTCATGTTGAGGCTGGTTTGCTTCGCAGAAGAAAGGCTGAAGGGGCCCTATGGTTAAGCGGTGTCAGTGAAACTTTTGATTCTGAACAGCAGCCTTCAAAAGTAACGCCGAGGTCTCCTTTCGCTGTTCGCCTTACTCCTCATATCAGACTGGGTGAGTTTGCCCTTGACAGGGAAGAACGCAGATTTGACCATCAATATCAAGTCGACACCGCTGGTGAGCTGGCGGCCTTTCTTGAGCGCGCAAGGAATGTATTTGGCGGCAAACCTGTAATCATTACTAGCGGTTACAGGAATCCCCATATCAATCAAATGGTGAATGGCGCAAGCTCTTCAGAGCATCTGTTTAGCGGTCCTGGAATTGGGGCTGTTGACTGGTTTATTGAAGGCGTCGACATTTACAAGCTTCAGGACTGGTGCGACAAAAATTGGCCTTTTAGCGTTGGGTATGGCGCTGCAAAAGGTTTTGTGCATCTAGGAATTCGCGCAGGGCGTCCTAGAGTTCGCTGGGATTACAGCTAAATGAATCTGCCTGCCTGATCTCTTTTCCGGCAAGCCTTGGTATATGTGTTTTCATAGTGAGTAAGCCATTGAAGATTCTCCGCCCTATTGTCAATTGGGTTGTTGTTTACGTGATCAATGTGATAACAGCCAGACCGCTTGCCTTGAGTGCCAGGACATGGTGGCAGAAAGGCATCTGCCACCAGCTGGTGGATTTTTACACATTTAACTTTACTGTTTTTTGATAAAAATACATGAAAGTATGGAGACGACTGCTGCGGCTTTAGCACTCTTCCTTTGAATCGATATATTGCTTGCCCATTCCAGCGCCACCCAGGCAAACTCCTGACTTGCCCTTGATCTGAAACCTCATACAGCCCTTCGTATCCGACAACGGGCCGCCACTGCTCTACAATGCCTTCCATCAGCTCAGTTTGGGTGAGTTGGTCACGCTTCAGAGGCGGCAACCTGCTGAAGCACCAAAATCTTATCAGGTCTACAGTCGGGCTGTCCCGTCCTTTATTGAATGATCCTTCACGACCGCGAGATCCAGCGCCTCATCGAAGAGGAGCGGATGATCGAGCCGTTTGAGCCTGAGCTGCTTAATCCGGCATCCCTCGATCTCAGACTTGGCGACAGCATCATGGTTGAAGTGGAGCACACGCCAGAGCTGCAGCTTCAGTCGATTGCGCACTGCACTGCCGAAAACCCTTACTGGCTGGCGCCTGGCGAGTTTGTGCTTGCGGAAACACATGAAGCCTTCAACATGCCGAATGATGTATGCGGTATGTTTTGCCTTAAGTCTTCTCGTGCTCGTGAAGGTTACGAGCACAGCCACGCAGGATTTGCAGATCCGCTATGGTCAGGAAGCAAGCTAACTTTAGAGTTAGTTAATGCTCGTCGATTGCATTCGCTTCCCCTATACCCTGGCTTGAAAATTGGTCAGATGGTTTTTGTGATAACCGCTGGGATCCCCAGTATTAGCTACGCAGAAGTGGGTCACTACAACAATCAACCAAGGGTGATGCCGAGTTGGGAAGGGTCGCTTTAGCTACCCTTGTATGACCTGGATTGCGACCATGAGGCACCAGATTGATGGAGTCGATCTGGTAACTAAAAAAGTCGCGAAGAAACGTTTTAGGGCGTCAATTTTCAATGCTTGGCATGATCGCTGCGCATATTGCGGCAGTCATGCCACAACAATTGACCATGTAAAGCCAAAAGCGAGGGGCGGGCTTACTGTCCCTCAAAATTGCGTTCCAGCATGCTTGCTGTGCAATGCCTCAAAAGGCCATTCTTCTCTATGGGCGTGGTGGATTGCTCAGGATTCCTGGTGCTGGCATCGAGCGCAGCAGGTTTATGAGTGGATCACCGGGGTTGGCTGCCCTTCAGATGCTCAATATAAATTTGCGCTTGCCATAGATCATTGGAATACCGGCAGGTAGTTGCCCCAGGTGAGCATGACATGTAGCGGACCTCGCCGATACCCGGCTCTGTTCCCATTTCAATGTAAAAGCCTTCGCCGCAATCAATGGCCCCTGTAGGCACTGCAGTCTTTTGCGAATCTTCCACCTGATGCTCTTCCCTCAGGAAAACCTAAGTCACATTTTGCCGCAGAAGGCTTCCAATGGATACACTGATAGCAATATGGATGACTATTGTCTATCGCTCTGGCGTCCGCATAAAGCTGTTCGGCTTCAATGATTGCAAGATCAAGGTCGCAGCTCTCTAAAGGCAAGTCAATTTTTCCTTTTTTGGTCTTGATGCGAACCCGCCAGCCGGACGCAGCTTCGTAAAGCACCATCCGGCCAGCGTGGTAACGCAGACTTGCCATCTTTACACCGGTATTTCCCGGAGTTTACAGATCAAGTCCTCAACCGTCCCTTTGTTTTTAATCAAACGATCAAATTCCTGGTAGTCATCAAGCGAACCTTCGCTCGAGTGGGAAGATGACTTGGGACTGTCGAATCGATCAATTCGCCACACCTCTCCGCCAAGCAGCTTGACCAGCTTGGCTTCATTCAAAAAGCGAACATCATCCGCAACGACGGCATCGTATTTTGCCATCTTTTTGCGCCAGCATCTCAACCAAATCTCTGGATGAATGCAGGAGCGTCCCCATTCCGTGCCAAGCGTTTGCAGCATATGCCGGACACTTACTCCGGCATCGCCAACGATAATTTGCTTGGCTTCATGCGTTAAATAGCAAGCACCAGCTTTGTCGTATCCCAGTGCTTCAAGCATTGGGACAAGCATTTCTTTTAAGGTTTCGGCAAAGGGTACAACTGTATAGCCCTTTTGCTTGAGAAATTCGGCAACTGTTGATTTGCCGGACTGAGGCGCAGGACTGTAGATACCAATAATTTTTTGCATTAAAGATCACCTGTTGAAATAAAGCGCGCTCGCAAGATTTCAGCGGAATCGTTCTGAAAACGCTCCCAGAGGCCGGTGTAGGTTCCCTTTAACCCAGAAGCCTCAGAATTACGATCATAAAGATCGTAAAGGTAATCCAGAAAGGCGGCTTTTTGTGTTTCAATTTGCCATGGCTTCAGCTCGTTGCAAAGCATTTCTGCGGTCAGAGGACGTGGCCCCCCAGTAGACAATTTTTCCATCAAAGAACCAAGGTTTGAAGTAGGTGTCAATTCCCCAAAAGACTGGATGAACGCCAAAAGATTTCACCCCTGCGCTTGGCAGGTACATGGAACTTAACGCTGAGCGTCGGGTGCATGGTAAAGCCGTTCAAGCTGCATTGAAGGCGGCTCCGGGAAGTCTTCAGGATCCTCGATCGTCGGATCTGTTTGGTCGCGAATAACCCAGCTGACAATAGTGCCATGCTGTTTAATTACAACCATCCCAATTCGTGGTGACCGGCTGAGCCAGCGGACCAGAAAGGCTTCAATTGGATTCAGAAATGGATGGAATCGCATAATTCGTTTTGAAGTAAAAGCAAGGAGCAGTCCCGAGCGTAGTTTGAACCACCTTCGGGTATGCCGAGGTCGCAATGGCCAACCCAGTGCAAGCATGACGCACAGGGTCCGCCGCCGTGGATTGGTTTGTATTTCTTCATGGCCTTCTCGGCCTTGCCTGCACTCGTCTGGTCGTAACACTTTGTGCAGTACATAGGATTAGTGGTTAGGCGCTTACAGGTAAAACAGGGCCTACTCGCTTTGGAAAGTCCCATAAAATAAATTTGAATGAAAAGATTCGCTTACAGCGTATTCGGCGGCCTTGGATGCGCAACTTACTCAAAGCATGCTTGAGCAATAGAGGGGAATTGCTCAATAAAAATCTGGCGGCATTCAAGTGCAATTTCTTGATGCTCCAGCTGGGTGCCGTTTGCCGATCTCAATTGGATGTAATGAATCCAAGAGCGAAGAGTCCCGTGCATGTAAAGAGTGGTTGGTGTGCAAAGAGGGAGTATCCGTCTTGCTGTTTCCTTGGCGATGCCCTCCTCAAGCATTTTCTCGTAAATGGTGAATGATTGTCCAATTAAATTGCTGGTGCGCTCTGCCCAGTAGCTCTGCAATTCTGAGTCAAGCCCATCAATGCTGTTTTGCCGATTTTTGTGGTCTTGCAGTCGCTGGTAGGGCGCATCGGCGATATCAGTTTTGGCATAACGAGTGCTGAACTCTTGGAAGCTAAATGAGCGATGCCTGAGAATTTGAGCAGCAATATCGCGCTCTGTTTCGATCTGAACGCACATGCTGGCCATTTCAAATGGCGACCAGTGGGAATGCTTGATTAAGTAACCAAGCAATTTTGGAGCTGTTTTCTGATTGCTTTGATTGCTTGGATTGGAAACCCGAGCCATGCGAACAATCAAATTTTCTGCGTCAGGTGTGCAGTGAACCAGGCTTACCCTCTTCAATTCACCACCTCCACTTCCGCGAGAGGCCAACGCGCAACGGCGTATTTTTTAGCCTTTGTTTTTGATTCCGCCTTAATGCTGAATTTCATTGGTGCATTGTTTGGTTGACGTATAATTAAAAGGAACATTTTTGTTTTCGCACCGGCAGGCGCTCTGCTAATTCCTTCACCGTGTTGCGTTTTGCCGATTTCGTCGTCGACCCAATGCATGACAAAAAATGGAATGGATTAAAAGCAGTATTTCGCCGGAGCAGGAGCTGCGGAATGAACTTATTATTCGCTCAATGACAGAGCGCGAAGCAGCTCTTTATCGCTCCTGCGTTCAATACCAAGACATGCTCCAGCAAGCGATATGGGAGATTATGCGTCTTGAGCTGGCACTTGAAGATCTGCGAGGGCCAGATTTCGAGCTTCATTCTTGATTTCCTCGTAAACAGTAGCGCCTAGTTCTTCGCGGACCAGAGCGTCAAAGTGCGAGTGATAAATAGATGCATAGCCACCTTGAGTGGCAGGTTGGGCGGAATCAATCGCTTGCTTTACCTGGGTGGCAAATGCAACGCAAATGCGACGCTTCTTTTTTACGCGATGAATCCAGTCTTTGTCTGCAGGGA